GTACGCTTGATTGGGGACGCATCCAAGTTATCGTTGATGAACTAGATGAACAGTTCCCAGACAAGTTTCCAGACCACACCCTATCGGAGAAAGAAATATCTTATAGAGCTGGTCAATTATCAATTATACGCATACTAAAAGACAAACTTAAAGGAGAATAATTATGTGCGGAGGACTAATCTCAAGTATATTCGGAGGCAACAGATCACAACCTGCCCCTCCACCTGTACCAGCTCCACCAACTACCCCACCACCCCCACTACCAATACAACAAGCTCCTACACCTATGCCAGAGGCTCCTACTCCATCTCCTATACAGGAAGATGAAACAAAGAGAAAGGCAAAGGTAAGAGCTAAGAAGAGACCTACCAGAGGTAGAGGACAACAAGGAACTACAAGACTACAGACCAAGAAACCAGCATCAGGTGGCCTTAAAGGTATAAGTACCTCACAAGGAGTTAACACTGGAGCTGGCAGTGGCACTGGCGGTGGCGGTGGTTCATACGGAGGATAATGAAAAACGCACGGCAACGATACAATGAGTTATCGAGTCACCGTGAACAATTCTTAAATGTTGCTTATGAATGTGCAGAGCTAACCATTCCTACACTCTTAATGAGAAACGAGGGTGACGCTCTGTACAATAGCTTTCAAACACCTTGGCAATCAGTCGGAGCCAAAGGAGTTACCACGCTGAGTTCAAAACTCATGCTAGGACTTCTACCTCCGTCAACCAGTTTTTTTAAACTACAGTTAGATGATTCTAAACTAGGGGTAGAGATACCAGCCGAAGCAAAGAGTGAATTAGATCTTAGTTTCGCAAAGATAGAACGTATGATTATGGAGAGCATAGCTGCCTCCACAGACAGAGTTCAGATATTTGCAGCACTTAAACATCTAGTTGTTACAGGTAATGCTCTATTGTTTATGCACAAAGATGGTATGAAAGTATACCCACTAAACCGTTACGTAGTCGAAAGAGATGGTAATGGAGAAGTGGTAGAAATAGTAACAAAGGAAAGAGTCAGTAAAAAATTATTAGGTCTGCCAGAAATAGAGGAAGAAAACAGTCCTAACGATGACTCTAAAGGTGACTATAAAGGTACAAAAGATGTAGATGTATACACATGTGTAAAGCTGTCTGGTAACGGATGGCGTTGGCATCAAGAAGCAAACGATACTATTCTACCTGATAGTGTAGGTAAGGCTCCAAAAGACAAGACCCCCTGGCTACCACTACGTTTTGTAACGGTAGACGGAGAGGACTACGGACGTTCTAGGGTTGAAGAGTTCCTTGGTGACTTAAAATCTTTAGAGGCATTGATGCAAGCTATCGTTGAAGGTAGTGCAGCAGCAGCTAAAGTTGTGTTTACTGTATCACCTTCTTCTGTAACTAAACCTGCATCACTAGCAAACGCTGGTAATGGTGCTATCATACAAGGTAGACCAGATGATATAGGTGTGGTACAGGTAGGTAAAACTGCTGACTTTAACACAGCATATCAAATGATAAACATGCTGGAAAAAAGATTAGGTGAAGCCTTCCTAGTATTACAGGTACGTCAATCAGAACGTACTACGGCAGAAGAAGTCAGAATGACACAGATGGAACTAGAGAGACAGCTGGGTGGCCTATTCAGTTTGTTAACTGCAGAGTTCCTAATACCATATTTAAGGCGTAAGATGCACACTCTTACTAGATCAAAACAGATACCTAGTGTACCAGCTGGTCTAGTCAAACCAACTATCGTAGCAGGTATAAATGCTTTAGGTAGAGGTCAAGACAGAGATGCACTTGTACAATTTATAACTACGATAGCTCAGACAATGGGGCCAGAGGCTATGTCTCAATTTATGAATCCTGATGAAGCTATTAAAAGACTTGCTGCAGCTCAAGGTATTGATATTCTCAACCTTGTTAAGAGTGTTGATGAACGTAATGCAGAGCAACAACAAGCAATGCAAGCCCAGCAGATGCAGTCTATGACTGACCAAGTAGGACAGTTAGCAAGTACTCCTCTGATGGATCCACAAAAAAACCCAGAACTTATTGAGGCAGTGAACTCAATGGCGACTGGTATGACACCACAACCACAGTAACTATGGCAGAAACAATCCGCTACGACACCTCAGATGATCCTGTAGTAGCACAATCTATTGCAGAAAAAGAAGCTGAGTCTTTAAAGATTGGTGAAGAACTTATGGCCAAGCAAGAAAAAATGCTTGCTGGTAAATATAAGTCACCCGAAGATTTAGAGGCTGCATACCTTGAACTACAAAAAAAATTAGGACAATCAGAATCAACAGAAGATACAGCTGAACCTCAATCAGATTATCAATTCTATGCTGATGATGGCTCTGTAAATTATGATACAGCTAATGAAGTTTATGGTACAAAATTAGGTGAAACATTCAAAGAAAACGGTATTGACCCATTTGAAATGAATGAGTACTTTGATAAAAACAACGGTACTTTATCTGATGAAATGTATGACAAACTTGGTGAGGCTGGTTTAAGCAGACCAATGGTTGAGGCATACTTGAAGGGACTACGTAATGAACTAGGATACCCAGAGGCTGCACAACCTGTACTAACAGAATCTGAAATTAAAGATATAAAAAATATAGCTGGTGGTGACAGAGGTTATGATAATCTAATGCAGTGGGCTGGTGAAAATCTAGACCAAGAAGCAATAAAAGATTTTGATGACGTACTAGCCACTGGTAATAAATCAGCAGTCAAGTTTGCAGTTACAGCACTTATGGGAAAATACGAAGATTCACAGGGACGTGATTCTAAAATAGTTACTGGCAAACAGTCATCTACTGAAACATACAGGAGCATGGCTGAGGTTGTCAGAGACATGAATAAACCAGAATATCAAAATGACGAAGCGTACAGAGATGATGTTCTAAGAAAATTATCCGCATCAAACTTAAAAGTATAGGAGCTTTATTATGCCAATGGGAAAAGGAACTTACGGAAGTAAGAAAGGTAGACCACCTGCAAAGGGTAAGAAGATGAACAAAGGTTTATCCAAACTACCAGCTGGAGTAAGAAACAAAATCTTAGGTAAGAAGAAGAAGTAATGGCTCGCAAGAAAGGTGTAAGTCTGTCTTTAGGTCGAGGTGAGAAATCCCGCAAGGGTGGGCTTACAGCTAAGGGCAGAGCAAAATATAATAGAGCTACGGGCTCTAACCTCAAGGCTCCTCAGCAAGGGGGTGGTTCCCGTAAGCGTTCCTTTTGTGCTCGCATGAAGGGAGTTAAGGGGCCAATGAAAAAGCCCAACGGAAAGCCAACCCGTAAAGCGTTGGCACTACGTAGATGGAAATGCTAATGGCACACAAGAAAGGATCTAAGTGTGGCTGCAAACACGGAGGCAAAAAGAAGTAATGGCTAAACTATGTGCCCGTGGTAAAGCAGCTGCGAAAAGAAAGTTCAAGGTATACCCTTCAGCATATGCTAATGCTTATGGTGTGAAGGTATGTAAAGGACAAGTAAAATCTGGTGGTAAAAGAAAGACCGCTAAAGGATATACTAGAGGAAAGAGATGAGTTTAAAAAGATGGTTTAAAGAGAAGTGGGTGGACGTAAAAACTGGTAAGCCATGTGGCAGACAGAAAGGCGAAAAGCGTAAAGGCTACCCCGCTTGTCGTCCATCTCGAAGAGTCTCCTCTAAAACACCAAAGACTACTAAAGAGATGTCTAGCGGTGAAAAAACAAGATTTAGAAAATCTAAAACAAGTTCACGTAGAATTAACTACAACCACAAACGAAGAAAAAAATGACACACCACAACCACGATGGCGACAAATGGCATGTAGCTGAGGAGTTAAACGGTAGACTAGCAATGCTAGGTTTCGTAATAGCTGTAGGTACATACCTAACAACAGGACAAATAATTCCTGGAATTTTATAATCCACAAACGCCACGTCCGTTCATCCTTCGGGACGCATGACACCAAAGCATGGAACGGGGCTTTGGTATATGGGAGTTTACCATGACAGTAACTTACGTATATCGTGGCGTTGCTTACACCAAAATTATCAAATGAATGATCGAGCAATTTGGTTCGGTATAATCGGTCTAGCTCTTATAATGGGTGCTTTAGAATTAAGCCACATTAAAACGCACATGACTGAGAAACGTCCAAATTTACATTTTCATAAAGTAGTTCGTTAAGCGACATGGGAGGTGCAATGCCTCCCTCTACATTTGGTATTAGCCTCTACGGAGATACCTAATGCCGTCTAGACGGTGGGATAGACCACAGGCAGCTTTGAGTCTTAGCTGATACAATTAAGATTCCTATAATTCTAGATCTAGAGACGATACATATAACCTTATAAAATAATGGGACAACAGTCAACAAACAATCCTGCTTCACAAACCTTTCTGGGTAGGATAAACACAGCGACAAACGCAACAAACAACAGAGATTTATATTTAAAGTTGTTCAGCGGTGAGATGTTTACTGGCTTCCAAAGAGAGACAATCGCAAGAGATCTCGTTATGAAGCGTACACTCACCAACGGTAAGAGTTTACAGTTTATCTATACTGGACGTACAAGTGCGGAATACCACACTCCTGGCAACAGTA